CAATGAGTTATCGTTTAATAAATTAAATTTAACAAATTTCTTCATTTTTTTCTTGTTTTATCAAAATAACTTTACATATATTTGCAAACACAAACAAAGATAAACAAAAAACAAAAGACAATGAAAACAATCAAAGCAAACACAACAATTAGCGCAAGATTCATCGGTGATTCTAATTTGGTAGTCACTGCGCAAGTGTTAGATCGCAAAGGTGACTTTGTCACTTTAAAAGTTCAAGGTGAAAAAAACATCGTCCGCAAAAAAGTAAAAGTCGGATTCGATGGTAACGAGTACGTTATGGCAATGGGTTCTTATTCAATGGCTCCGATATTCATGTAATTAATAACTAACTAAAAAAAACAAAACAAAATGGAAACTATGTACCAAGTTCACATTAAGGAAGGCATCAATGCCGAAGTTCGCAATTATGATTCATTATACAACGCTAATCGTTACGTTGTAGAGAAAGCATCCGAAATGGGATTGCATTACGGTTACGATGCCGATGGATGGGCATTCGCTCACGATGAGCAAGGTGGCCCATGTTCAACTGAAATATTCATTTTTCAAATCATTTAAGATCATGGAAAAGAAAGCATGGAAGCTAGAACTAACTAGCCAAGAATTAGCAATCGTGTCAAGAGCAGTGGAAGAGTTTGTGGAAACCTATAACAGAAGTGCATTTAGTCATGAAGATTTGCAAAGCACATTGAAATTAGTTCACGAATTCAATTACATAGGATGAAACTCAATCTAACCTACCCCAAAAAGTTCATTTGTGTTCAATCGTCAAGTTACCCAACTGAACAACTCGACTTCAACCAAATAGCGCAGCACATCGCGAATGGAACTAACAGAACTCCACTCGAACGAATGGAAGAATTGTTAAACGAAAAAACCTATCAGAAATAATGCCTTGGATAAAAGACGAAGATGGACAGCCTATATTGGTGGCCAAAGATTCCATCGAAAACAAATTAGATGATTTTAAAAATCAAAGAGATATTGAAATAGCAAAAAACAGTTATACACGTAAAAATCAAAAAACAATGAAAACAAGTAAAGTAAAGGGTGTCCAACCTAATGGACAATTCAAGGACATGAATGTCTTCGAAGTATCATTCGAGAATGGTGATGCAGGTAACAACTATGCCAAAGGCAGTTGCCGCTTTGAAGTTGGAAAGGAGTATCAGTATGAAATTGGTGGAAGTGGTAAAACCCCATCAATCAAATTTATCGGTGAAGCTGGCGCACCTGCCAAATCATTCGGAGGTGGTTCATCATTCCAAAAATCCCCACAGGACAAAGCGGAAATAGCTCGCGCGGTTGCGCTCAAAGCTGCGGTGGATGCCATTGGCGCAGGGGAAGAACCATATAAATACATCAACTGCGCGTTGTATTTCGAGCATTATTTAACAACAGGTCAACAAGCTAACCAGGATGCAGTTGACAATGCCTTGAATGATAGGAAGATGGATGCTAACATCAAAAGCAGTTCAATCCCTTCCCAAGTTAGGGAAGAGTATGCCAATGACAATAGTGATCTACCTTTCTGAATACCAAACGAATGGATAAGAACATTACAATTGCAACGAGAATGAAAACAGATTTTCAACAACTAATTAAAAACCACTTCGGTAACACGCTCAAATTTGGGCGCGTTATCGGAGTGAGTTACCCAACCGCATGGCGTTATGTCAATTACCCAGTGTATATGCGTTTAATTGACATTCAAAAGATATCCGATGAACTGAACATCGACATTAAGATAATAGTTCAGATGGCAATAAATAGCAGCGTAATAACAATTAAAAACGAAGGTGATGAATAAGTATTTATTAAATGCATACGACAAATTAAAGATGAACATGATTCAATCCCCCATCGCATTCGATTTGTTGCATGACATCGTGACTAATCCCAACGCTTCAACACTAACTGAAATCATTAAATACGACAAAGAAAAAATGGTGCGGCCAGATGGTAACGAATTAACCAATGAGATATTGCAAGCAGTTTGCAACGTCTGTAAAATTGCACCACATGAATTGTTTTGCAGGTTGAGGTATCGCGAGTTTAATGATGCTCGAATTATTTACACTACTTTTTTGCGCATGGGAACGGATTGGAGTTTCGCGAAAATGGGAAGTCATCTAAACCGCCATCATGCCACAATGATTCACAACATGAAGGCATTTGATGCGCTGGTTGCTACGGACAAAAAGTTTCAGAAAAAAATAAATGAAGTGATCCGCATATTGAATAATAAAAAAATTTATACATTTGACGAACTACTAACTACAAAAAAATGGCGACATGAACGAACTTACGGAAATCTTGAGAGAGGTGCGCGAATTGCACATAAAACTCGACTACTTACTCCAAAAGAAACAAAGCGACAGCAACAGATTCACACCGCCAACGCTTGAACAGGTCGCTGAATACTTCATCGAACGTGTGCCAAATGCTCAAACTGAAGATGCTCTTAACTTTGCAGACATCTTTATCAGTCATTACACAAATACCAATTGGTATTACGGCAAGAAGAAGATGAAGGACTGGAAAGCAGCGATGAGATCAGCATGGAAGTTACACGAATTTATAACTAATAAAAAACAAAACAATGACACAATTGGTAGAATACAAAGGACTCAACTACAAGAGTGGGTTAACTCCTAATGAACGTGCCTATCTCGAAGCAAAGGAACAGGTTAGATTGTGCGACATCACGCTGCAAATGTTCAAATCATTAATTGCGCGAACGGTTGTAATAAGCGGAATCAAACAACTGCCATCCAGTGAAGAAACGCAAATGCTATTTACTAACGCGATACATTACTACGCATACACAACGATCGGTGAATACGCGTTGGCATTTGAAATGAACGCGGCAGGGGTTGAATTTACACGCGTTGAAAACTATGGCATGATAACGATTCAGTTCCAATCGGATGTCCTAAAGAACTACACGAATGTCCGTAACCAAATGAATATCGCGCTCGAAAAAAAGAAAACAAAGATGGAAACACCCATTGCTGAATACAATGAACCAATCAATTGGAAGGAAATGTTCACAACAGATATCCAACGATGGAAGGAGAACCAACGGACAACGGTAATGATTCTTGCGCCTAACTTCATTGCGAAGTTTTACGAACTCGAAGCGATTAACGATGACTGCTGGACAGACGAACAATGGAAACAATGGAAGTTCGCTGCACGATTCCAAGTGATTGAAGATTTGCATTTGACAAAAACACGATTGGAGCGCATGAATAAAGATGAAAAAATCTCGTTCAATCAATCAGTTCAAAAAGAGTTGATGCGCAGGTTATATGCGGACATCATGGATAGCACGATTTTGCAGCAACGAATAATTGATAAGTTATGACAGCGTGCGGATGTGAAGTAAAGAAAAAAGATGCGTTCAAATGCAATGGATGTAATGAAAGTTTTTGCGGAAAACATATCTACTATTATATTGATGAAGCCAACATTGCCATCACTCGAAATTCACGACCTTATTGTGAACCCTGCTATAAAATCAAATACAGATGAAAAAATTAAGTCAAGAAATAATTGATAAGATAGTAGCTGAATATCCCCACACTGATACAAAAGAGCTATCTGAAAAGCATGGAATACCACTAAGTACATGCTATCATATTGCAGGTAATCGAAAAATTCGAAAGACTCCCGAAAGGTATGCAGCTATGTTGCACAAGACCAATAAGAATTTGCTAGAGTCAGGCAAGGTTTACAGATACAAGAAAGGACAACCAGCCTGGAACAAAGGTCAGTACATGAGGCTGAATCCTGCTACCGAGTTCAAGAAAGGACAGATGCCACATAACTACAAGCCAGTAGGTAGTGAAAGAATCACAAAGGATGGTTACAAAGAAAGAAAGGTGGCAGACCCTAAGAAATGGAAAGCAGTTCATATAATTGTGTGGGAGGAACATCATGGACAAGTGCCACCAAAACATAAGGTAGTATTCAAGAGTAATGACAGATTGAACTGTGACATTACTAACCTAGAGATGATCTCATACAAAGAGGCAATGCTGAGGAACGCTATCCAGCGGTATCCACAAGAAATAGTGCAAGCAATAAAAACAATATCAAAACTTAAAAAAACAATCAGAAATCATGGCGCGAAACAAAATTGAGGATCTTAGAAACCATCTCTTTGAGGTCATTGAAATGCTGAAAGATGGAGAGATAGACATTGAGAAAGCTCAGACTATCTCAGATGTAGCACAAGTAATAGTCAACAGTGCAAAGGTGGAGGTTGATTTTATGAAGGTGGTGCATGGGAATGGCTCAGGCTTCATTCCACTAGATAACAGAGGCGAATATCAACAACCAAAAATGTTGAGCAATGAAGATATATAACGTCCGATTTGAATTGTATGGAAAGAAATATCACATCAAAAAACAATGTGATAATGAAAACCTATTGAAGCAATTAATACGAATGGATATACTATTTACGCAGATCAATGAAATACCATCAGAAACAAATTGAAGCACTCGAACAGCTATCCATCGACAACGATTGTAGGCAGTTGTTATATGGCGGAAGTGCTGGTTCGGGCAAGTCGTTTTTAGGTTGTGATCGGTCGTTCTGAACTTAAAAAACTGCGCCTTTCAACGATGGCCACGTTCTTTGAATTGTGTTCGATGTATGGGTTGAATCCTGATAAGCATTGGACGTATAACGGTCAAGACCACGTTGTCAAATTCTATAACGGCAGTCAAATTATATTGATGGATTTAGCTGACTTACCGAGTGATCCCGAGTTCCAAAGATTTGGTTCTATCGAATTAACGGATGCCTTCGTGGATGAAGCTGGAGAGGTTAGCCAAAAATGTATTGACATCCTTTCCTCGCGTTTGCGTTACAAGTTAATTAATGATAAACCGAAGTTATTGATGACTTGCAACCCACATAAAGGATGGTTATACAATGAGTTCTTTGATGCTCAAAGGAATGGCACAATAAGAAAAGATAGGCGATTTATACAGGCATTGCCAACAGATAACCCCCACGTTTCAGAGGTGTATTTGGAATCATTACAAATGCTGCCAATCATTGACCGCAAAAGGTTGTTAGAAGGCGATTGGGACTACGATGAAACAAAAGACCGCATTTATGAATACGATGATTTGTTGCGTTGTTTTCGTTTGCCAAATAATGACAAGTCAAATAATGACAAATTCATTACTGCGGATATTGCGCGGATGGGAAATGATAGAACGGTAATCGTGTTGTGGAATGGATTACACGCGGAGAAGTTTATTGTGTTAAAACACAAACCAATTAATGAGGTGGTTGATACCATTCGCCAGTTGTCAGAATCCAACGGTGTTCGTTTGTCGAATGTGCTATGCGATGAGGATGGTATTGGCGGTGGAGTGGTTGACTTCATGAAATGTAAAGGGTTTCTCAATGGATCAAAAGCAGTTCGCGACAATTACATGAACCTTAAAGCAGATTGTTACTTCAAACTCGGTGAATTGATAACAACTAATGCCATTACTTTTGAATCCACGCATAAGGACACGATTGTAAAAGAACTCGAAATGATACGCAGGGAAAAAATTGATAGCGATGGTAAGCTGCGAGTTACCAATAAGGAAACATTACAAAAGAAGTACGGCATATCTCCCGACTTTGCAGATGCGATAATGATGCGCGCGTTCTATGAATTAAAAAAGAATTTTGGCAAATATGCCTTTGGTTAAATTAATTTTATATATTTGAAATCTAAAACAAAACAAAATGAAACTAAATGAAATGATCAAATTAGAAGCCGAATACTACGCAGCGTTCGGTGGCGATGGAATGAGTGGCGAATCTTACTTCGCGTTTATGGCAGGTGCTAAATACGCACTCAAGTTAATTGCTCAAGAAATTAATGATGAACTATAAATTGACAGCAAACTCAATTTAG